GGCAACAGCATGGCAGTACCTGTCATGGCATGGATAGGGCAACGCATAGAACAAGTAGAGGCAATATGCAAGCAGAACAAATAGCCAAACAGCTCGGCAACGCGAAGAGAGCCAACGGCCAATGGGTGGCGTCATGCCCTGTTCCGTCACACGGAAAAGGCAACGGCGACAAGAATCCAAGTCTCAGCGTACACATTGATGACGAGGGCAAGCCATTGTTTCATTGTCATGGTGGCTGCACTCAGGAGTCAGTATTCCAAACCATCAGGGATATGCAGTTACTTCCCGAGCTGGAGGAGCGCCCCGACCCACTCGCCAACATCAAGCCACTACCAAAGATCGAGTTCCAGCAGGAATGGCAGTACCAAGACGAGGACCGCGTCACAGTCTTTGTCAAGCACCGATTGCGCGTAGGTGAGACAGGCAAGACCTATCGTTTATACAAAGTAGATACAGACGGCAAGCGATACCCGACATTGGGTGACGCACGCATAGTCCCCTACAAGCTGCCCGAGTTGCTGGACGCAAAGACAGCGGGAAGAATAATTTATCTCGCCGAGGGAGAAAAGGCGGTGGACGCGCTGATGAGTCTCGGCGTGATGGCGACCACCGCGCACAGTGGCGCCGGCCATTGGCCCGAGGCGATAAGCGAATATTTCGCTGGCGCCAATGTGGTGATCCTGCCCGACAACGATCTATCAGGCTGGTCATACGCACGCAAGGCAGCAGAGGCCATACTGCCCATCGCCAAGGCGCTCAAGGTAGTCGACCTTGGACTGCAAGAGCAGGGCGATGACGCATATGAGTTCATCGAGGCAGGCGGCGGCAGGGCAGAGCTGGCGGCGCTGGTCAAGGCAGCGCCAAAGATTAACAGCGTGGATGATGTAACGATACCCGAAAGACTACAGGCAATTACAGCATCAAGTACAAAAACTGACGAAATCTATACATCAGACAAGGATCATGTACAGAAACAGGCAGATATTGCACATGAGTTCGCGCCTGACCCACCAAAAGAAGCACCAGCACCAAAGCCAACCAAGACCATCAAGATTGAATCTTGGGACACCATTCAGGATGAGCCAGTCGAGTGGCTGATTGAGGGTGTCATACCGAAAGGATCATTCACGGCGCTGTATGGGCCGCCTGGGAGCTTTAAGAGCTTCATAGCCCTAGACATTGCCGAGGCCATAGCCACAGGGCGCACATGGATGGGGAAAGAGGTCAAGCAGACAGGCGCGGTGCTGTACTTGGCCGGCGAGGGCTTTGGCGGTATCGGCGCAAGGATCAAAGCCTGCAAGATGCACCACCAGACTGAGGACGGCGCACCAATCTACATAGTCAGGCATCAGCTCAACCTCAGATCCAGCGCAGAGGACTTCAACGCGCTCATGATGGCCGTGGTCACGCTGGTGGAGCAGACAGGCATGGAGTTCAGCCTCGCCATTGTGGATACGCTCGCCAGAGCCTTTGGCGGCGGCAACGAGAACAGCTCGGAAGACATGGGTGCATTCATCACGGCCATGGGTAAGGTGCAGGAATTCCTCAACTGCGCCTTGATGGTGCTGCACCACAGCGGCAAAGACGCCGCCAAAGGACTGCGCGGCCACTCTTCACTGCTTGGCGCCGTAGATACAGAGCTGGAGCTGCTGCGCTTTGACGAGCAGATGAAAGGCGTACTCACCATCAGCAAGCAAAAGGATGGCGCAGACAACGAGCGATTTGGCTTTGTGATGGTGGAGGTAGAGATCAGGCCAGCAGGCTTGGGACTCAGCGATCCAGTGGTCAGCTTGGCGGTGCAGTCATCCGATGACACGCATATTGAGCCGTCAAAGGCCAGCAAAGGGAACTCTGGAAAAGGAAAAAATCAGCGACTTGAGATGCTTTGCTTAGAGAAGATGGTCAAAGAGCATGGAGCGCCAAAGTACATCGATGGTTTACAACGCCATGCGATCAGATTGGAGCAGTGGAGGCAGGAATTGTGGTCAAAGATGGGGTGTACCGATGAGGATAAAGGCACGTTTAAGACGGCATGGCACAGAGCAAAACAGCGACTGATTGAGTCAGGCGAGGGTGCGATCAGGGACGATTTTGTATGGTTACAGTTCAAAAGCAGCGACTTTGAGGCTGGATAAACATACAGGTTACAAGTTACAAACAAGATACAAATGTTACCAATTGACGCTTGCATGGTTACAGTTACAAATCGAGAGTCTAGAAGACTCGATGATATGTAACCCATGCACCATTTGAAACCGAGGAAATGACATGGCAACAAAGAGAAACCCAAACAAGCATCCAGTGGTGGAGCAGCCAAGCCCAAAGGCAGACGCTTGGACGATTCATGTGCAATCAAAGTTGGTGGAGTTGGAGTCGGTCAAAGCCGCCAGCGACAGGAAATGGGGAGAAAATAGACTGACTACTTTAGTAAGCAGTGAGTTGAGGGAGAAATTTTGGATTCAGAACAGCAGACTGCATCAGGCGATGGCGGCCAGAGATTGGGCGAAGTTCGATTCAAGCGTGGCGGGAATGATCAGGGCATACAACGTGCTGGATCAATGGGCAACCGAAGAGGGACTGGAGCCAGCGTCATCCATACCGAGGATTGAGTGGGAGATGCAGAATGGTCAGACCATGGTGATCGTCAGAACAGTCAATGAGGCAGTAGCGATTCAGACTCAGCGTCAGGACTTATCCAATCACCACATCTGGTCAATGCAGGAACTAGAAGCATTGCTGGCTGATCCTCGGATGCAGGAAGTCATCAAAATCAAGGCGCTTGTGCCAAGTGCACAGCTCACCAGCTTCAAGCCAACGTCAGAGTTCAAGCCTGGCGGTGCAACAGGCTTTGATGACTTTGAAAACGATCTGACATTCAGCGACAATGACAAGATGGAATACAAGTTCAATTCCGAACAGGCAGAAAGGTTTAGAGATGGCCGGAAGACCTAAGTTTCGCAAAGACATGGAGTTGCTGGAAGAGCTGCCAGATGACATGATTGTGTCGATGTTTGAGGCAGGCAAGTCACAGACCATGATTTGCTACGAGCTTGGCATCGGGCGCAGGGCGCTAGAGCAATGGATTGAGGACGCTGATCCCAATATAATTGCGCGTGCGCGCGCGAAAGCAGCCGATAAGCTGGCGGTGGAGACAATGACCATTGCAGACAGCATGGCTGACAGCAATCCGCAGCGCGATGTCCAGCGCATCCGCACTCGCCAGTGGCTGGCCGAGCGATGGGATCAGAAGACTTATGGCTTACAAAAGGCGCAACAAATCAACATCAACGTGCAAGACCTACGCATGGCCGCACTGCGCCACGTTGAGGTGATCGATGACTTATCCACAGAAAAAAGCCAATGATGTACACATTGCCCTGTGGACAACCGCAAATTGCTTGTTTATTAAGCAAAACAGACCGAGTTATCCACAATATAGTTAACATAATAGTGATTGTATTAAACCGATTATGTAAGGTTAATGTAAGAAAGCATATGAATCAATGACTTACAGACAAATCGACCTGTGGATAACTTTGCAGCCGTTTACTGGCCGCCAGCGCGTGGCCGTGGCTGGCGCGGCGGCGGCGACCCCCCCCTTGCTCGCGGCGGCGGGGGCGGCTGTAGCTGCACCTAAACACATATCGCCATGAGCAACCCGACCCCCACCCCCCTACCCCCCACCGCGCAAAAGCGCCCCCCGAAAAAAAATTCGAATGATTTGGTGGTGAATAACCCTTTTGTCGAATTCGTCAAGCTCTACAAGAACAACCCTGTCCTGTTTGTCAAGGAGGTACTGAACACCGAGCCTGATGAGTGGCAAGTGGAGTTCCTAAACCACATCGCCGCCGGCAACCGCCGCATCTCGGTCAGGTCCGGCCACGGCGTGGGTAAGTCCACCGCCAGCGCGTGGGCGATGATTTGGTATCTATTCCTGCGCTTCCCTGTCAAGGTGGTGGTCACAGCGCCCACCAGCTCACAGCTCTATGACGCCTTGTTCGCCGAGGTCAAGCGTTGGGTCAAGGTGCTGCCCCCCATGCTGGCTGACCAGTTGGAGGTGAAGCAGGACCGCATTGAGGTGAAAGACGCCAACGAAGAGGCGTTCATCTCTGCCAGGACTTCCCGCGCAGAGCAGCCCGAGGCGTTACAGGGCGTCCACAGCGACAACGTGATGCTGGTGGCTGACGAGGCGTCCGGCGTGCCTGAGAAAGTGTTTGAGGCCGCGTCTGGTTCGATGTCAGGCCACAACGCCGTCACGCTACTGCTTGGCAACCCTGTGCGTTCCAGCGGTTTCTTCTTTGATACCCATAATCGATTGGCGGGTGACTGGATCACCATGCGCGTGAGCTGCGCCGACTCGCCGCGGGTGAGCGAAGCATACATAGAGGAGATGAAAGCGCGGTATGGCGAGGAGTCCAACGCCTACCGCATCCGCGTCTTGGGTGAATTCCCCAGAAGTGATGAAGATACTGTCATTCCCATGGAGCTACTGGATTTGGCGATGAATCGGGACGTTGAGGCGTCACCTTATGCTCCACTGGTATGGGGATTGGACGTTGCGCGGTTTGGCTCTGACCGATCGGCACTGTGCAAGAGGCGCGGCAACGCGGTGATTGAGCCTATAAAGACTTGGAAGAATCTGGACCTGATGCAGTTGACTGGTGCGGTGGTGGCTGAGTTTGAGGCGTTGGCGCCGAGCGACAGGCCAGAGGAAATATTGGTGGACTCCATTGGATTGGGTGCTGGCGTGGTGGATAGGCTCAAAGAGTTGAATCTGCCAGCTCGCGGCATCAATGTGTCGGAGTCACCGGCCATGGGCGGTACTTACAGGAATTTAAAGGCCGAGCTTTGGTACAAGGCCAAGGCGTGGTTGGAGCAGAGGGACTGTCGGTTGCCCAAAGATGAGCTGCTGGTGGCTGAGTTGGCGACTGTCAGGTATATGTTTACAAGCAACGGCAAGATTCAGATTGAGAGCAAGGACGATATCAAGAAGCGCGGCTTGGCCTCGCCTGACAAGGCTGATGCGTTTTGCTTGACATTCGCATCAGATGCGGTGATTGGCATGATGGGGTCCAAGGCCAGCACCAAGTGGAGCCAGCCGTTGAAAAGAAACCTCTCAAGGGTTGCATAATTCGTTAATTGTTTTTAAAGGGGTATTCAAATGAAGATGACCAAAGCAGCCAAGAAAGTTGGCAAGGTGATGGGCGAGTACAAGGCAGGCACATTGCACAGCGGCAAAGGCGGCAAAGTTGTCAAGAACCCGAAGCAGGCGATTGCGATCGCAATGTCTGAGGCGAAGCTGCCTATGCGCGGCAGCCGTACAGCCAAGAACATGAAATCAAAGGGGATGAAGTAATGGCAACCTTAAAACGCACCATGGATCAAGCCATGGATCAGGACGAGGGTTATGAGGGCGGCGAAGAGAGCTGTCCCATGGCAACGCAAGATATCACGTTAAATCTGAAGAATCGCGCCAAGGCGATTAACTCTGCGAACTATGGTCCAGAGAATCCAAAGCTGCCCAACAAGCAGTTTTGGATGGAGATGGCGCGTGAGTGGGAAGTTGATCCCGAAGAGGCGAAGATGAGCGTTTGCGGTAACTGCGCCGCGTTCAATCAGGATGACTCGATGCTTGAGTGCATTGCCAAAGGTATTGGCGAAGAGGGCGACCCATGGGCAATGATTGACGCTGGCGACTTGGGTTATTGCGAAATTTTTGATTTCAAGTGCGCGTCCAGCCGTACTTGTTCAGCTTGGGTGGTGGAAGAAAATGAGGAAGAGAGCGATTCTGATGATGGCCGATCCTTACTCACAATCAAGATTGGAACAAAAAATGAAGACTAAGCCTGGCCTCTATGCCAACATCAATGCAAAACAGGCTCGGATAGCCAAAGGCAGCGGCGAGAAGATGAACAAGGTTGGCAGCAAGGCCGCGCCGTCTGCTGCTGACTTCAAGTTGGCCGCAAAGACTGCCAAGAAGCCAAAGCCAAAGAAGTGATCTCACCGATTTGCATCAGCACAGTACACGGCAAAGGTTTGCGGGTGATGCTCACAAGCATTGCCGAGTATTGTCCCGAAGTGCCTGTCTATTTGCGCGGACCCGAGTCCATTATTGGCGGCTATGACGCTGATCTGAAGATCTTTGGTGCGCCGCACAATTTCGGTGATGACTACAACGATGTCATTGATCGCGCCTTTAACGATGGCTTTGGCTCAGTGATCTGCGCCAATGATGACATTGTGCTGACCCCCACCAGCTACCGCTATCTGATGGAGGATGTATCTCAATTGATACACGAAACTGGCGAGCCAGTGGGATGGGTGTCAGCGCGGTGTGACGCGGCGCGTCCTGTGCAGAATGTGCGGAGCAATCCCTTTGATCAGCAGTTGCACTACTTCAAGTACCCCTATGAGGATGCCATTGTGCCGATGGAGGTGCTAAGTCCCATCTTTGGCTGGATTGGGAAAGATGCTTGGGACTGCTTCAAGTTCCCGCCATTGAATTGGTACTCGGATGATGTGCATTGCGAAGACTTGCGTGCCGCTGGTTTCCACCATTATTTGTCGCGATCCTATGTCCACCACATTGGCAGTCAGACTATTGGTATGGACGGCAACCGACTGACCCAGCAGGCAGTGCCTTGGATAAGAAAGAATAGACCTCAATATGCAGCCGTCTGGTTTAACTCTTAATCTCGGTTCTGGCAAAGACCGCCGCGAAGATTGCGTGAATGCTGACATTCGCGCAGATGTTGGCGCCGATTGGGTGGTGGATATCTGCAAGCCATTGGACACCGATATGCGCTTTGCCAAGATCATTGCCAATGATGTGCTTGAGCATTTGCCTGATCTAGTCAGCGCAATGACCAACTGCCGCGACTTATTGGTGGATGGCGGCGAGATGCACATCCATGTACCCTACGACTTGAGCTATGGCGCGTGGCAAGACCCGACCCATATGCGTGCGTTTAACGAGAAGTCTTGGGTGTACTACTGCGATTGGGCGTGGTATTTGGGATGGAATGGCAGCAGATTTGAGCTGGTGCATTTGGAGATGCGTCTCAGCGACTATGGTGCGAGTCTAAAATTACCGCAAGATGAGTTGATGCGGCTGCCTCGCGCCGTTGACTCCATGTATGTAGTCCTAAAGAAAGTGCCTTATGAAAACACCCGCATGGCAGCGTAAAGAGGGAAAGAGTCCGAGTGGCGGTCTAAATGCCAAGGGACGCGCCAGCGCCAAGGCCGAGGGCATGAATTTGAAAGCGCCAGTCAAGAGTGGCGACAATCCGCGCAGGGCATCATTCCTTGCGAGAATGGGCAATATGGCCGGCCCAGAGATGAAAGACGGCGAGCCAACGCGCTTGCTGCTGAGTTTGAAAGCGTGGGGCGCGTCCAGTAAGGCTGATGCGCGAGCCAAGGCCAAAGCAATATCTGCGAGGAATAAGGCAAAAAAATGAGCGAATTACCTATCACCACCGACATTGGCGCAATTGAGCCAATGGATGACACCGAGTTGCAGGGCATTGTCTCTGCCGAGCTGGAGGACGCTGTCAGTTACATCGACTCTGATGTGTCGCCGATTCGCGCCAAGGGTACTGAATATTACCGCGGCGATCCCTTTGGCAACGAGGAAGATGGCCGCAGTCAGGTGGTGGCGATGGAGGTGCGCGACACTGTCAGCGCCATGATGCCAAGCCTGATGAAAGTCTTTTTCAGCTCTGAGAATGTGGTGGAGTATGTGCCGCGTGGACCAGAGGATGTGGCTGGTGCACAGCAGGCGACAGATTACGCCAACTACATATTCAGCGCCGACAACAATGGTTTCATGACCACCTATGCGTTGTTCAAGGACTCGCTGGTGCGTAAGTGCGGCATCGCCAAGTATTGGTGGGAAGAAAACGAAGAGGTCAAGATCGAAGAATATTCTGGCCTTGATGATCAGACTGTGCAAATCCTGATGCAAGAGGATGCCGAGGTCAAGATCGTGGTCAGCTATCCCGATCCATCGATGCCGATGGAGATGATGCAGCCACAGCCTGATCCAATGACTGGCTTGCCTATGCCCATGCAACAACCTATGTTGCATGACGTTCAGATCAAGCGTAATACCAAAGATGGCCGTATCCGCATCATGGCCGTACCTCCCGAGGAGTTGTTGCTTGATCGCCGCGCAAGATCATTTGATGATGCTGGCATCATTGCCCACCGCCAAATGGCGACAGTCTCTGACCTGATTGGCATGGGATATGACCAAGATGAGATCGAAGAGAACATCAGCAGCACCGACTTAGACAGCAATGACGAGTATTTGGCGCGTCAGCCTTTGAGTACCACCTTTGGCGCTGCGGACAGCATGAATCCCATGCAGCGCAGGGTTTTGTACATTGAAGCGTATATGCGCGTGGACTATGACGGCGATGGCATCCCCGAGTTGCGGAAAATCTGTTGTATGGGTTCGGGATACACCATGGTGCGGAATTTACCCGCCAGCTACATCCCATTTGTGGACTTCCCTTGCGACCCCGAGCCACACACCTCGCCTTTGGAAGCAATGTCGATTTTTGACATCACGCATGACATCCAAGAGATCAAGTCCGAGATCATGCGTAATACGCTGGATTCTCTGGCGCAGTCAATCCACCCGCGTACAGCGGTGGTTGAGGGTCAGGTCAACATTGACGATGTGCTGAACAACGAGACTGGGGCGATCATCCGCATGAGAGCGCCAGGCATGGTGCAGCCATTCTCAAGCCCATTCGTTGGACAGGCCGCATTCCCCATGCTCGACTACATGGATCAGATGCGCGAAGACCGCACCGGCATGAGCAAGGCGGCGATGGGCTTAGACCCTGATGCGTTGCAGTCAACCACCAAGGCAGCGGTGGCCGCCACAGTCAGCGCCAGCAGTCAAAGGCTTGAGTTGCAAGCTCGCATCTTGGCCGAGGGCATGAAGAAGCTCTTCAAGGGCATTCTGTACTTGATGACCACACACCAAGACAAGCCACGCATGGTGCGTTTGCGTAATGAGTGGGTGCAGATCGATCCTCGCGCATGGGACGCGAGCATGGACGTGTCGGTGAATATTGGCTTGGGTAATGGCGACTTGGGTGAGCGTATGCAGGGTTTGACCATGATCGCTGGCAAGCAAGAGCAGATCATGCAGCAGTTTGGTTTGGGTAACCCTGTGGTGACACCCGCCATGTACATCCGCACCATCCAAAAGATTGTGGAATTGTCAGGATTCAAGGACGCATCAAGCTACTTCCAAGCCCTGCCTGCTGACTTTCAGATGCCACAGTCTGAGCCAAAGCCCACACCCGAAGAAGTGCTGGCACAGGTGCAGGCTCAGTCGATCCAAGCTGACATTCAGAAAAAGGCTGCCGAGCTGGAATTGAAGCGCGAGCAAATGATCCGAGATGACGATTATCGAAGAGATCAATTGGCGCAGGACTTAATGCTCAAGAAGTATGAACTTGAGTTAAAGTACGGCGCACAGATAAGCACTGCTGAGATTGAAGCGCAGCAGTCAATGGACAGAGAGGCAATGCAACAGCAGACGGCTCTTGTGCAACAGGCGGTGCAAGCCGCCAACCAAGTACAAGCGCCGCCAGTTGAGCAAGTGCTACCCATCAACCTTAATGGAATGGTTTAAATGAGTGATGAAGCAGTACGCAAAGGTCAAAAGGCTCACCAGTTAGCCAATGACGAGGTTTTCTCGGCGGTACTGGAAAAGATGCGAAATGATCAGTATTGGGTTTTTGAGTCAAGCAAACCCGAAGAAACCGCCAAGCGCGAGATCGCCTGGTCAATGCTAAAGGCTATTGAAAACTTCCGCATTGAGGTCACCAAGATGGTGGACAACGGCAAGGTGGCGCAACGCGCCATTGAGCGAGCGCAAAAGAATCTTGTTTAAATAGGAAAATAGACCATGCAGACAGTAGCACCAACGCCAGCAGGCAGTGCAGCACAGGGTCCAATGAATGTGGCTGAAGCAGCCAATGCACTTGAGGGATTACTGCCCGATGAGGGACAACAGGAAGACCGCGAGGCGCAGTCGCCCGATGAGGGCGCGGCGGTAGAAGAAGAGTTATCAACAGATGCAGACGCGGTTGATGATGAAACAGATGCCGAACAATCCGAGTTAGATGAAGACACCGAGGAGCAAGAACAGCCACAAGTCTTCTCCGTCAAAGTTGACGGCAAAGAAGTCGAAGTGACGCTAGACGAGCTTCAAAAGGGATATTCAAGGACTCAGGATTACACACGCAAAACGCAGCAAATCGCAGAGGTGCGTAAGACTACCGAAGCTGAGTTGCAGGCAGTGCGTGCCGAGCGTGAACAGTACGCTCAGTTATTGAGTGCGTTGGAATCACAAGTTCAACAAGCGGCGCAGCCAAACATTGATTGGGATCGTCTTTATCAGGAAGACCCCATCGAATGGGTACGGCAGCGCGAGGTGATGCGCGAAAACCAAGAGAAGTCGGCGGCTATTCAAAGTGAACAGCAACGACTGGCTCAGTTATCGCAGCAGGAGCAAGCACAGTTCATGCAGCAGAGATTGCAGCAGGAACAAGAGGCTTTATTGGCGGCCATCCCTGATTGGAAAGACGCTAAGAAAGCTCAAGCTGAAAAGGCTTTGCTTGTTGAGTTCGGTCAAAAGATCGGATTCACACCAGACGAGTTGAAGAGTGTGGTGGATCACAGGGCGGTCTTGATGCTGCGTAAGGCAGCGTTATACGATCAGATGATGTCCAAGAGGGGCAACATCAAGCCAGTGACTAACAACGGCCCTCGGCCTGCCAAGCCTGGTGCAGCAGGAAGAGTCTCAAATACGACTGAAGCAGTTCGCGCACAACAGCGCGTCGCGAAAACTGGCCGTGTCGATGATGCGGCCAATGCAATCTTCCAACTTTTGAAATAAGGAATAAATCATGGCTATCGTAACGAACACGTTCACGACCTACTCTGCAAAGGGTATTCGTGAAGACTTGAGCAATGTCATCACAAACATCGCTCCCGAAGAAACTCCCTATATGTCCAACATTGGCCGCGAAAGCGTCACCAATACTCTGTTTGAATGGCAGACAGATACATTGGACTCTGCTGCTGCTAACGCACAGCTTGAGGGTGATGATGTAACTTTTAACTCAGTGACAGCTACTGTTCGCTTGACCAACTACGCTCAGATTTCACGCAAGACTATTGTCTTGTCAAATACTGAAGAAGTAGTAAATAAAGCAGGCAGACGCTCAGAATTAGCATATCAAATAGCTAAGCGCGGAAGCGAGCTAAAGCGTGACCAAGAGTTTGTGATGTTGAACGGCGGCATTGCTGTTGCCGGTAACACCACCACAGCTCGCGTGACTGCTTCTTTGCAGGCTTACATCAAGACCAACGTGGACTATGACACCACCAACGGCGTAAATCCTAGCTACACCACCTTGCCTAACTCAGCTCGCACTGACGGCACTGTGCGTACTTTCACTGAAACCATTCTCAAGAATGTGATTCAAAAAGTATGGACACAAGGCGGCACACCTAAGATTTTGATGGTTGGTCCTGTCAACAAGCAGCGCGTGTCAGGTTTTACTGGCATTGCATCAGCTCGCTACAACATCAACGGCGGTGATCGTCCTGCAACCATCATCGGTGCAGCCGACATCTATGTCAGCGATTTTGGTCAAGTTCAAGTTGTCCCCAACCGCTTCCAGCGCGAGCGTGACGCTTGGGTGATCGATCCCGAGTACGCAAAGTTGACTACCCTGCGTCCTTACCAACAAGTTGAGTTGGCAAAGACTGGTGACGCTGAGAAGCGTATGCTTTTGGTTGAATGGGGTCATAAAGTTCTTGCTGAAAATGCCCACGGCTTGGCAGCAGACTTGGTTACTTCTTAAACGAAGCAAAGGAGAGGGGGGAGCAATCCCCCCTTTTTTACATGGAAAAAAGAATATTCAGCGAAGACAAAGATCAGGGCATCACACGCTATTGGCACTACAACCCTGAGACTGATGAGGCAACGATTCAGACCCAGCAGGATGTAACAGACATCATTGAAGAGAACAAGCAAGAGTTCAATATGGTTGATGAACGTGCTGGCTGGAAAGGTGAGTTTCACCGCGTTGCAAGCATTCCAATGTCTATATATGCAAAGCTCAAATCAGAGGGCAAGCTCGAAGATCAGGAATATATGAAGCGTTGGCTTAATGATCCAGAGAATAGATTTTTTCGTGTACGACCAGGACAAATATGAAATACATCGCAGTATGCACACCAGCGCGTGACATGGTTCACACCATGTTTACCTATGATCTTGTCAACATGGTGGCTAACCACACATTGAACACCAATGATGCCATCAGCTTGAAAATATCGCAGGGGACGCTTATCGCCAATCAGCGAGCTGAATTGTGCCTAGATGCGATGCGTGAAAAATGCACTCATGTGCTTTTCATTGATTCAGATATGCGGTTTCCACACGACATGATTGAGCGTTTGCTGCAACATGACTTGGACATTGTGGCGACAAACTGCGCTCGCAGACGTATGCCTACAGGACCAACCGCACAGATTTACAAAGAGAATGGCGAGCGTGAGCTGGTATATACGATGCCCGAATCAACTGGCCTGCAAGAAGTTGGATCGGTTGGCATGGGCGTGATGCTGATCAAGGCCAATGTCTTTGCGGCTTTGTCAGAGCCTTGGTTCGAGACTCCATGGCGGCATGACAAACGTGGCTACATTGGCGAGGATGTTTTCTTCTGTAAGAAAGCCAGAGATGCAGGCTTTAAGATATGGATTGATCACGATGTGAGCAAGGAAATAGGCCACATTGGGATGTTTGAATTCAAGCATGACCATACTTGGGTGATGCGTGAAGTCCAAGAAACTGAAAAGGTTACCTGATGGCACTCACGACTTATGCGGAGCTGAAGACCTCGGTTGGCGACTGGCTCAACCGCACTGATTTGACGACTGCCATTTCAGACTTTGTCAGCTTGGCAGAGGCTCAGATTGAACGCCAGTTGCGTACACGCCAAATGATTGTGCGTGCCAATGCAACATTTGCGGCGGCTGCTGAGTACGGCACAGTGCCTGATGACTTCTTGGAAGTCAAAGCCATCAAGATCAATACCAATCCAGTCACCAATCTCACATTCCAAACCATTGATGCAATGGATGCGCTGTCGAATACGACTTACTTGTCCAGCGGCAAGCCTTTGTATTTCAGCATTGTTGGCGGTCAAATCCGACTGCTACCAATTCCTGATGGTGCATACACCGCCGAGCTGGTCTATTACGCAAAGTTGGCTAAGTTATCAAATACAAACACCACCAACTGGCTGCTGACTCAAGCGCCTGATGTGTATTTGTATGGATCGCTTTTACAGGCTGCGCCATACTTGCAAGACGATGCGAGAATCACTGTATGGTCATCGCTGTATCAGGCAGGACTGGATCAATTGCAGATTGCAGATGATCGTGGTTCTACATCCGGCGGCGCGATTATGGCAAGAGCAAGGACATTTGGATGATAGTCAACACCACCAAGGGCGAGATGGATGACTCATTGCTTGAGAAGCGTGAGGGTTCATTGGAAAACGATACCGAGACAACGAGCTGGGTAGAGTATTGGCTTGATGGTGAGTTGGTGCATCGATCTGTCCACATGGCGCTAAAGAGAAGTGTCTTTGCCGATGGAATCAGTCAACAAATCTAAGGAATAAATCATGGCCAATACGCAAGCAATGTGTACCAGTTTCAAGGGCGAGCTGCTTGTCGGCCACCATAACTTTGGCACTGGCGTAGTACGCGCTGCCACCACAGCAGACACTTTTAAGGCTGCTCTGTACTTGGCCTCTGCCACTGTCAACGCGTCCACCACAGCCTACAGCTCCACAGGTGAGGTGACAGGCACAGGCTACACCGCAGGCGGCGTTACAGTGACATTTGGCACACCTCCAAGCACCAGTGGCACTACAGCCTTTGTGACTCCCAGCGCCAGCATCAGCTACTCTGCTGTCACTCTTTCTACAGCCTTTGACGCGGTCTTGATCTATAACTCGACTCAGTCAAACAAGGCAGTCAGCGTCCACACATTTGGCAGTCAGACAGTGACTGCCGGCACGTTCACGCTGACCATGCCGACCAATGATGCAAGCACTGGCCTGATCAGGCTGGCTTAACTAGGGCAGCGGTATGGCTGCTTATGGTTCTGGCTATTACGGCCTTGGTGTCTATGGCATAGGAAATGTCGTTATCAGCGGCAATGCGTCTACTGGTGCTGTTGGTACGCTGCTGGCCGACAGATCAATCCAAGAAGATGGGACTATTGCCACCGGCAATGTAGGCACAGTTGGATTCACGATCTCCATTGCCATCACAGGCAATGCGTCAACCTGTGCTGTTGGATCGGTCTTAGCGGCATCAAGCAAGGCGCTTACAGGTAATGCGTCAACCTTATCAGTTGGTAGCGTTACTCAGTCTGCTGCAATTGATCTATCAGGCAATGCGTTAACTGGTGCTGTTGGCACTGTTGGCCTGACAAGCGCAGCGGCCATCACTGGCAATGCGTCTACTGGTGCTGTGCAAACGATGCCATCAGAGGTCATCACTTTCCAAGCAATTACAGGAAATGGTGCAACCGGCGCTGTTGGCAGCGTATCAAATGTCATATCCATAGGGATAATTGGGGTTCAGTCTATTGGCGCTGTTGGCATCATCATTGGATATGGATGGGGAGCTGTACCAGACACATCCGAGAGCTGGACACCAATTTCAGACACATCAGAAAGTTGGACTGATTTGTCGGACAATTCAATCACTTGGCAAGAGGCCGCATAGGAGTTTTCAGCATGGCAGATACAACCACCACAAACCTATTACTGACAAAGCCCGAAGTTGGCGCGTCAACAGACACATGGGGTACAAAGATCAATACCGACCTGGATGGCGTGGACGCTGTCTTTGCGGCTGCTGGTACAGGTACATCAGTTGGCTTGAACATTGGATCGGGTAAGACATTGACTGTGGCTGGCACGATGACAGTTAGTGGGACATCCAATTTCCCTGGAAGCGGGATTTGGAACACAAGCGGCAATGTGGGGATTGGTACGAGTTCGCCAGCAGGGAGGCTGGATGTTTCTCAAAGTACAGCAGGAGTTGCTAGACATTATTTGCGTAATACAAGTAATTCTGTAGGTGCATACACAATTCTTGATTTAGTAAATGACAGCGGAAATAATATTGGTGAATTCTTTTGTACCAGTAGCACAAACACAAGTGCATTTGGAACAAACGCTACTGTCTTGCAAGCCGCAACTTCTAACCCTTTGATACTTGGTACAAATGGCACAGAACGTATGCGTATCGACTCCAGCGGTAACTTGCTGGTGGGAAAAACTGCAACAGGATTAGCTTCATCAGGCTTTGAGGCAAACGCATCGGGGATATCTGCAAGCAATTCTGGGGCAGAAGCAGTTAATTTCAACAGGAATACATCAGACGGGACAGTTGTAATTTTTAGAAGGTCATCTTCTGGTGTTGGAACAATTGGCGTTACCACTACTGCTACCTCCTACAACACCTCTTCCGACTACCGCCTAAAAAACACCATCGCACCAATGACAGGGGCATTGGCAAAAGTTGCTCTGCTCAAGCCAGTTACTTACAAGTGGAATGTAGACGGCTCAAGCAGTCAAGGATTTATTGCTCACGAACTGCAAGAGGTTGTTCCTGACTGCGTTAATGGCGAGAAAGATGCTGTTGAAACATACACAGACGAAGATGGCAATGAGGCTACACGCCCTGTCTACCAAGGCATTGACACATCATTCTTGGTTGCGACACTGACTGCCGCCATTCAAGAACAGCAAGCCCTCATCACAGCCCTGACAGCACGAATCACCGCATTGGAAAGCAAATAATGGATAACCAACAAATCTTCAATGCCATATTCAGCATTGCTGGATTCTTGGCGGTCTATGTCATCAATTCTTTGACTCGCACAATTCAAAAGCTGGAAGACAAGGTCAACGACCTACCTCACAGCTATGTGCAAAAGGATGACTACCGATCTGACATTGCAGACATCAAATCCATTCTGAAGCAGATCTTTGACAAACTAGACAGCAAGCAAGACAAGTGATGTGGACCCATTCACCCTGGCACTGGCTGCCATTGCGTCAATCAAGCAAGGCGTTGCGCTTTATAAGGACATAAAGCAAACAGGTGGTGAGCTGGGGAAGATCACAAAAGAGATTTCGGGTTTCATAGGTCAGTTTTTTGAGGCGCATGAAGAAGTAAAGAAAGAAGCAGAAGAGCAAAAGCGCAATCCTCCAAAAACAAAATCTCTTAAGGCACAGGCGCTCGAAAACGTGTTCAATCAAATTGAACTTGAACGCCAAGCAGTTGAATTGAGAGAGTTTCTGATTTATCACGTTGACCCAGCCTTGGGTGCGGTTTGGTCAAGGTTTGAAGAAGAGTATGCAAGACTCAATGAGGAGCAAGAAAAGGAAAGGCTAGAACAGGAAGCAAAGGACAGGGTGGTGGCATGGCAACGAAGAAAAATGCTAAACCAACTACAAGACAGGGCGTTGGTAATGGCGGCAGTGATGATCGTTTTTATATACCTCCAGCTCCTATTCCTAGCAATCCATCAAATGAAAGTAGCGAGATGGGATTCATAATTGCATTCATCTCAATGGTGGTTGTCTTTGCGCTGCTGTTACCCATCATTGGCGCCATGTACTTGGATATCCTTGAAACGAAGAGAGAAACAAAGCAGCAACAAGAGCAAGTTAAACGATTGATAAATAAGGTGGAGAAAAAGGAATGATCCCAATTGTTGCGTCACTGCTTGGCACATTAGCCCAAAACGGCTTGGGTTTACTCTCCAGCGCAATACAGGCCAAGGGTAAAGAGGTGGTGGAGAACACGCTTGGTGTCAAGATTCCAGACGCACCTACCCCTGAAGATGTTAGCAAACTTAGACAGCTTCAGTTTGACCATGAAGAAAATTTATTGGCGCTTGGCATTGAAAAGGCAAAGCTAGAGCTGGCCGAGCTTGATCTGTTGGCAAAGGCTGCTCAGTCTGATGCAGACAACATCACAGATCGCTGGCAGGCTGATATGTCTAGCGACAGTTGGTTATCCAAGAACATTCGGCCTATGTCTCTTATAGCCATCTTTTTAGGCTACTTTTTGTTTGCCATGATGTCTGCCTATGGATACAACGCAAACGAGTCCTACGTCACTCTGTTGGGCAACTGGGGTATGTTGATCATGGGCGCATACTTTGGCGGCAGAACAATTGAAAAACTTGCTGATATGAGGAAGAAATGAGCTTAAACACCGAACAGGCTGCATTCCTACTGGATATGTGCAAGTTGATTCAATACGCCACAGAGCAGGGCTTTGTGGTGACTGGTGGCGAGTTGGCTAGAACGCCCGAACAACAGGCTTTGCACTTTAAGGCGGGGCGTTCCAAGACTATGAACTCCATCCACTTAAAGCGTTGCGCCATTGATCTGAATTTTTTCAAAGACGGCAAGATCATTTGGGATAAGTCAACCATTGCACCACTTGGCGCGTTTTGGGAAAGTCTGCATCCAAAGAATCGCTGGGGCGGTAACTTTAAGTCATTGGTGGACTGCCCACACTTTGAGAGAAACGTCTAATGGCGCTCAATCTTGGTCAGCAGATAACGACACCAGCGCAGCCAAACCTTGGCTCGCCTGCGCCTGCCTATGACCAAGGATTCTTTGGTACTTCATTTGGTGGCTTGAATGTCTATTTCACCAAGCTGACGGCGATCTTTGCGGCGGTCCTTGGACCGCGTGGCGGCAAGTACATCAACAACCCATATGGCGCGTTTCAAGACGGCACAGATCAGACGGCTGCCAATACAACAACGGCCTATGCCATCACCTTTGACACCACCGACTTCAGCAATGGCGTGACATTGTCGAATTCGTCAAGACTCAATGTATCTCAGGCTGGCTTGTACAACTTGCAATTTAGTATCCAATTCAAAAATACCACCAATGACGGCCAAGATGTGGATGTATGGTTTCGCAAGAACGGCACAAACATTGACAAATCAAACAGCAGATTTCATCTATCACAAAGAAAATCATCAGGTGATCCCTCTCACTTAATTGCCGCGCTGAACTTTTTTGTCAGTCTGTCGGCCAATGACTATGTGGAGATCATGTGGAGGCCAACAAGCACTAGCGTCAGCATTGAGCATTTTGCCGCCAGCAGCTCGCCCACAAGACCCGCAGTGCCATCAGTCATTGCCACACTTTCTTTTGTGTCCAATTTGTCAGTAGAAACCGCATAATTCAGCTATGGCACTCATACCCTTAAAGATCCCACCTGGCGTGTACCGCAACGGCACTGAGTATCAGTCGACTGGGCGGTGGTTTGACGCCAACTTGGTACGCTGGTTTGAGAACACTCTCAGGCCGATTGGAGGTTGGCGCAAGCGTTCCAGCAGTCAAATGACAGGATCATGCCGAGCTTTATTGACTTGGCGCGACAACAGTGGAGATCGATGGATCGCTGCCGGTACGCATTCCAAGCTCTACGCCATGAACGAGGCTGGTACGCTCAAGGACATCACGCCAACAAGTTTTACAGTAGGCATAGCTGATGCCGCAACCAAGACTGGCTATGGGTACTCCACTTATGGCAACTTTGCCTATGGTGTGGCGCGTCCTGATAACGGCACAGTGACACCAGCAACGACTTGGAGCCTAGACACTTGGGGCGAGTATCTGATTGGATGCTCTGACTCTGATGGCAAGCTCTACGAGTGGCAGTTGGGATTCTCAACGCCAACGCTGGCAGCGGCCATCACCAACGCGCCAACAGGTTGTCAGGCTTTAATGTCTACCGCCGAGCGTTTTATCTTTGCCTTGGGCGCGTCCAGTAACCCTAGATTGGTGAAGTGGTGCGATCAAGAGAACGATACTGTATGGACGGCAGCGGCCACCAATCAGGCGGGTGACTTTGAGTTGCAGACAGTTGGCTCATTGAAAGCAGGCAAAAAGGTGCGCGGCATCAATTTGCTGTTTACTGATGTTGATGTCCACACCGCCACATTTGTGGGTTTGCCATATGTCTACTCATTTGAAAAGGCTGGATCAGGCTGTGGATTGATATCCTCTCAGGCTGTAGCGGCCATCGACACTGCCGCTATGTGGATGTCTACATCAGGCTTTTGGATGTTTGACGGCTATGTCAAGCCTTTGCCTTGCGATGTCTCTGACTATGTATTTCAAAACATGAACTACAACCAAGTCAGCAAGGTGTACGCCGTACACAATAGCAAGTATGGTGAAGTGTGGTGGTTCTACCCATCCAGCGCCAGCAATGAAGTTGACTCCTATGTCATCTACAACTACCGCGAATTGCATTGGAATATCGGTTCACTGTCTCGCACAGCAGGCACAGACCGAGGTGTCTATTTGCAGCCATTGATGGTTTCGTCTGACGGCTACATCTATGAGCATGAGGTTGGCTATGCCTACGATGGCGGCTCTGTCTATGCTGAGTCTGGACCCTATGAGATTGGCGTTGGTGAGAACATCGTGTCAGTACGTCAGGTGATCCCCGATGAGCAAACTTTGGGCGAGGTACAGATCAGCTTTAAGTCTAGGATGTATCCGACATCAACAGAAACGACTCACGGCCCATATCCAGCGTCACAGCCCACCGATGTGCGGTTTGCTGGGCGTCAGGTAAAAGTCAAATATACAGGCGCAGTTTTGGAAGATTGGCGCGTTGGCGTAAATCGATTTGATGTTGTGACGATGGGTAAGCGTTGACAGACGAAGAGGATTTGCAGAGGCTGCGCCATCATGTGGAGGCGGCACTAGAATACTCTGGTGGAACTCATGGAATTGAGGACATTGCAGAGGGACTCAAAACAGGTAGATTTCAACTGTGGCCTGCTGATGACTCTGTGGTGGTGACTGAGATCATTGTCTACCCGCGACTCAAGAATTTGCACTTCTTTCTTGCCGGCGGCAACCTAGATGAACTCAGGCTGATGCGACCACTCATTGAGGCTTGGGGCAAGCAGATTGGTTGCACGCGAGTTACCTTAGCTGGCCGTAAGGGTTGGGCTAAGACATTTTTGGCAGATGAGGGATATGCACCAAAGTGGCATATCTTGTCTAAGGAGTTGATATGAGTCAAGGTGGTGGAGATATATCTCCAGCGGTTGTTGTGTATGGACCTGATGGAAGGGTGTATGGCAGTCCTGCGGCTGCTAGAGCTGCTGGCGTGAATAACGCGACTATGTCTGCGCCTGTTGGAGTTCCAACTATGGAATCTGGATTACTTTATCCTAAAACAATTCCAACTGATCCATATGGAGTATCGGAGCCTTATCTTGGGGCAATTCCAACTTCCCCATATGGTGAGAATAGTCGCTATCAGCAGATCATGTCGCAGATGCAGCAAGCACCACAAGGTCAGAATAGTCGCTATCAGCAGATCATGTCGCAGATGCAGCAACCACAGCAAGCACCACAAGGTTTGCTTGATGCAACTGGCGGTTATCGTCCTGAGATTTACAACATCACGCCAGAGCAGAATCAAGCGATCATGAAGTTTAATGCTGCTGTAGAGCAAAGACTTGGCGGCGGTGGTAGTTCTAGTGCTGCTGCACAGCAATCAGCAGCACAAGCGGCGTTTGCTCAGATGACGCCAGGCGAGCAAGCCTCAGTGCAGGCCATGACAGTACCAAATCTTGTCAACTTGTTGATGCCATTACCCATAAAAGTTTTAATGAATGTGATGGGTATAGATGGGCCTGGCGTTACCTCAAGCGGCGGCGTCAGCTCCACCAGCGGCAGCCCCATGAAAGGCATTGCCAGCAAGGGTACTGTTGGTCAAGTGGCTAATGCCACTACTACGGCTGGCCTTGCAATTGGTAATGCTGTTGGCGGTAATGTTGGCACTACTGCCGGCACTACTGGCGGTGGCTTGGCAGGCATGGGAAGTGGCGCAGCAGGAGTTGCCGCCACAGCAGCCGCCACAGGCAGTGGCATGGGTGGACTTGGCGGTGGTGGCGGTGGCTCAAGTGGTGGCGGTAGCAGCGGCGGCGGTGGTGGTGGATCAGGTATAGGCGGCATGGGTACAGGAGCCGCAGGCGCAGCCGCATCAGCAGCCGCAGGCACTGGAGGCGGCGGCGGTGGTGGTGGAGGCGGTGGAGGTTGCTGCTTCATCATGCTTGAAGCTCGCTATGGTGACGGCACTATGGATGCTGTTGTTCGCAGATACCGCGATGAGAAGATCACCGACCACAACAAGCGTGGCTATTACAAGCTGGCCGAGGTCTTTGTGCCACTGATGCGCCAATCCAAACTATTCAAATTTATGGTGGCTAAGACCTTTGCCGATCCTCTTGTCTCTTATGGCAAGTGGCATTATGGGCAAAACAAGCATGGCTGGATATTTAAGCCAGTTGAAAAATTTTGGATGAAAGTGTTTAACACATTGGGCAGCGACACAAAGTTCATTCGTGAAAACGGCGAAACGATTTAAGGGGTAAGACATGAGTAAAGACAGCGGCGGCAGCCAAACAGCAACAACCAGCATTGATCCACAGATCAAAGAGCAGTACCTCCGAAATCTTGAGCAGGCAAAAAGCGTTGCTGGAGGACTTGGCGTGCAGCAGTTTGCTGGATTTAATCCTTTGTACGCCGCAGGCGAAGAGCAGCTTGTCAACCTTGGACTCAAGCCATTTACTGGTGAAGATATTCAGCAGTTCATGAACCCCTATGAGCAGCAAGTCATTCAAAACACATTGGGCGACATTGAGCAGTCACGCCAAATGGCTGCACTCCAAAATGCACAGCAGGCAACAGCGGCCAAAGCGTTTGGCGGCTCGCGTTATGGCGTACAGCAGTCGCTGACAGATCAGGCGGCATTGCAGCAGGCCGCCAAGACAGCGGCGCAGATGCGTCAGGCTGGCTATGGTACGGCTGCACAGTTGGCCATGAATGCTCGCAACTTGGGTATGCAGGGGGCGCAGACAGTCTTAGGTCTTGGCGGTGCTAGACAGCAGCTTGAGCAGGCAAGGCTTGATGCAGCTCGCAATATTGGCTTGCAAAAGCTCGGCGTTGTGCAAGGCGCGTTGGGATTGCAGCCAGCAAATGTTGGCGGTATAACTACTCAGCCAACATATCGGAATCAAGCTGCTGGCGCTTTAGGTGGTGCGGCTGCTGGTTATCAATTGGGTGGACCAGTTGGTGCAGGCATTGGTGGTCTGATTGGATTACTGGGGTAAACAATGTCAACATTCTTAGATCAATACAACGCAATAGCTGGTCCTACTGGTTTTCAGCCACTAGCACCATCAACAGCAGCGTCACCAATGAATTTTGGTGGCTTGCTCTTTGGCGGTGCTGATAGTGGCCTCAATGAGTATCTGACAGACGCACAGCGCCAAGCGATGCAACGCCAAGCGATGCTGTCAGCGGCGGCTGCACTGCTTAAATCAAGCGGTAGAAGCACCACGCCAGTTTCTCTTGGTCAGGCACTCGGACAAGGCTTAGAGGCTGGCGCAGCAGGCTACCAGCAGGCGCAGCAGGGTGCAATTGCACAGTTGATGACCAAGCAGAAGCTGGATGAGGCGAAGCGCGCACAGCAAGCTCAGTTGGCTTATCAAAACTTTTTAACTGGTCAGCCTACAGTTGGCGCGGAGATCACACCAGAGCAGGCTATTTCAGCGCCTGGCATGGCGCTTGGTCCAACAGTAGAGCGTGCCGCCATGATTGGTCAGCCTGCGCCTAGCGTTGCGCCCAGTGGAATGTCGAATTTGACACGCGAACAGCGCATGATGCTGTCGGCGTTGCCTGCTGCACAGGGCATACCTGAAATGCTGAAACTTACTCAGCCAACAGAGAAAGCAAGACTGCTGGCAGAGCTTGGCATGAAACCTACTTTGGAAAACTTGCGGATGCTTGATAAGCCAGAGGCTGACCCTGAGAAGATCAGGATTCTCAAAGCACTTGGCATGGATGTGAATCTGAATAATTTGCGTCAATTAGATAAGCCTGAGTCTGCACCCCCCGAGGTGCAATTGCTCAATGCTGCTGGTGTACCAGTGACATTTGAAAACATTATGAAGTTGAAGAGATCAGGCGCTGCTAGTGTCAGCGTTGACACTGGTCAAAAGGGTTTTGAGAACAAGATGTCGGCCAAGAAGACATTCATGTCAGAGCCTATTTACAAAGACTTCACCGACATGAGATCAGCCTATGGTCAAGTCACATCAGCGTTGGATCAGGGTACGCCAATTGGTGACGTTGCTGGCGCCACAAAGATTATGAAACTGCTCGACCCTGGCTCTGTTGTGCGTGAGTCTGAATTGGGTATTGCGATGGCGGCATCAGGCCGTATGGACAGGTTGAAATATTATTTTGACAATTGGGCGTCAGGTAACAAGCTCACACCAACACAGCGCGAAGACTTCAAGCAATTGTCAAATGAGCTGTACGCGGCTGCTGGGCAGGCTTACAACCAAAAGCGTGGCGAGTATCTTGACTTTGGCGCAAGCACTGGCGTTGAGCTTGATAAGGCGCTTGGTGCGCCTGCCAAGTTGCCATCAATTGTCAGAGCGCCTGGCGGCGCAGCCAAGCGCAAACCTCTGACAGAAATTTTCAACCGATAAGGCGCAGTCATGGATGACCTAAAGAAACAGATTGATGCGGCTAGAAAAGAGGGCTACCAAGATGAAGAGATCATGGGATACCTGTCAAGCCTGCCTGGTGTAGACGTACAGATCAATACCGCCATTGAGAACAACTATACGCCAGCAGAGGTGTTGAAGTTCTTGTCTGAGCGTAAGTCGCCTGCCTATGAAGCTGGTGCAAAGAAGTCGCAGATGGAAAAAGGATTCTTGGCGGCCATGCAGGGTCCGACAATGGGTTTCTATGATGAGATCGCTGGCGCTGTTGCTGCGCCAATAAGAGCCATCACCGAGGGCGTCCCACTGTCTCAGGCATACCAAGAGCAGCGAGACATCATTCGCGGCGCTGTTGGGTCTTACACCAAAGAAAATCCATATACATCTGCTGGGTTGCAAGTCGCGGCCACCTTACCCACTATGGCGATTGGCGCACCAGCAAGGGTTGGACAAGCTATCAATCGTGGCGTGGTTACGCCTGCTATGGAGGCTGTATCTCCAAGGCTTGCTCAATTACAAAACTACTTAACGCAAGCACCCGCAGCAGGCCAAGTCATGGGTATGGGTCAGCGCATGGCGCAGGCTAGTGCTACTGGCTTGGGTTATGGCATGGTTGGCGGCCTTGGTACATCCGAGGGAGAAACCATTGCCGACATCAGCAAAGATGTTGCAAGGGGCGGTGTAGTTGGCGGTGTGGTAGGTCCAATATCTCAGCCAGTCATGTCGGTGCTTGGCGCTGGTGGCCGTCAGATCGCTGCGAGAGTGTCACCAGCAAGAGCTGAAACCTATGCACAGCAAAAGGTTGCCGAGGCTTTACTGCGCGACACACCACCCGATCTGCTTGAAAGCGCATTGGGAATGTCGCAGGCTCGCATGGGCAAGTTGGGCGCAGAGGCTCGCATTGCTGATGTGGGTGGTGCGAATATGCGCCAACTGTTGGACACCATTGCAACGCTGCCAGGCGAGACAAAGCAAGCCTTAGAGCGTGCCATCAGAGAGCGCCAAGCTGGACGCGCTGGCCGTCTTGTGACTGCCGCTGATACAGCTTTAGGCACTCAAGGCGCACAGTTCCAGCAGAGCATTGATAACTTCAGCGAGATGCGCCGCATGGAGTCGCGTCCTTTCTATAACGTCATTGACCAAGCAGTGGTGCAAGTTGATGATAAATTGATGAAATTGTTGAAGCGTTCAGAGTCATCGCACAGTGCTGCCGAATTGCTGTACCGCACAAAGACTGGTCAGACGATTGATTTGTCGCAATTGCAGCCAGGCCAGCGTGTGCCAATGAATGTGCTGGACACATTGAAGCAGTCTTTGTATGACTCAGCTCAAAGTCTCAAGCGATCAGGCGCAAATCAGCAGGCCAATGCCTATGATGATGTGCGCCAAGAGTTGATCAAGACATTGAGCGATAAGTCGCCAAGGATTGGCGGTAAGTCTGCCTACGCTCAAGCGATGGAGAAGTGGGCAGGACCATCACAGATGATGGATGCTGCCGAGCTTGGACGCAAAGCCATGACTGGTGACATTGTCAACTTCCAACAGGAATTGCGTGGCTTGACTGATTCTGAGCTTGCAGCATTCAGCGTTGGCGCTTTGCAGGCTCTACGCCAAAAGACAGGTACAGAGGCTGGACAGACATCATTGCTGAAGATGTGGAAAGAGCCAGCAACGCAAGAGCGACTCAAGTCTGTATTCGGTAAGGACTATCGAGAGTTCGCGGCAGCGGTTGCAAGAGAAGCTCGCCTTAAAGGTATGGAGTCTGCTGGCCGTGGATCTCCAACAGCGCCACGCTTGGCCGGCATGGCTGATCTTGATGTTGCACCAGTGATGCAGGCAGGGCAGGCGGTTGCCACAGGCAATGTGCCTGGCATGGTCACATCAGCATCTAACCTATTTGGTCAAGTCAAGACGCCCGAGGCAGTACGCAACCAAATGGGGCGCATCCTGCTATCACGCGAACAGCAAAAACTCATTGACCTGTCAGAGTCAATTCGCCGATTAAATGAGGCACGCTCACGCGCTGCTGGAGCTGGTGGTTATATCGGTGGACAAACTGGAATAATTGGGTCTAACCTCGCAGGACAATAAATCATGGCAACTCAATTCTCAGGACTACTTGGCGATGCGCTTGGGTATATGCAAGACCCAAACAGGACGCAGGCGCTGCAAGGCATTGGCGGTTTGCTTCAGTCTGGACTTACATCAATAGATGAGTCACAAGAGAAGTTTCGTGAGCTGCAAAAACGCGCATTTGGAGATAGAAAAAATCCAATGAAAGTGACAAATCAGGCGGCATTTGATCAGCTCACAGAGATGACCATGTCAGGTCCAATGGCGTTTGCGCCTGTTGGAATGACCAAAAAGATGGCTACTGTGATGAATCCAGAGAGAATTGCTTTTCCTGATATTTACAAAAATCCTAGAGAATTGGTTCAGGAAGCTGCAAGTCGTGTTGCGCCAGAAGATCCTTTGCTTAAACAATTATTTAATGTTTCAAGACAAGATTTGTTTGATATTTCTCAGCAAGGCACACGCGCTGGCAATATCACTGATGCGCCATTTAAAACTGCAAAAAATCCTAAAGGTGCTGCTCATGCACAACAGGTAATGAATCCACGCAATGTACAGCGTTTGCAAGACATTGTGGCCGAAGCAAAGCAACAGCCTGAGTTATACAAAGGCATGGCATCTTGGTACACCATGGACCCGCTGTACAAGCGATTTGTGGATATTTATGGTCCTGATCGCGCTATCGGTGAATACAACAAATTTAATACGCTAACAGGTATGGCAAGTCCTGGCAGCGAAGTTCTTACAGAGTTGAATCGCGGCACTGCTGCCAACATGATGGATACGCTTGGTCGTTTTGAAGACTTTAGAAAATTTGGCGGTGTATCTGAATTTAAGCGTGGCGCAGACTTCCCGCCTGAATTGGCTGGCGTGATTGGTCATCCATATCACAGCACTGCACAAGCCGGTCCGATGGGTAAGTATCTTGCAAGCGGTTTGCTTGAAATGGATTCAGCCAAAGTACCAAGCTACATTGTTGCGTCTGGTGTGCCAGAGACAGGCTTTCAAACAAGATTTGCTGTTGGTGACGCACATTTTTCAAGACTTCTTGGGTTGCCAGATGTACGCGGAGCAACTACCAAAAAGGGAGTACCAACAATACCAAAAGCTAGCGCTTCTGTGCCTGAGATGGTATCAATTGCACCATTTTTTAGACAGAAAATTGCCCAACCAATGGGTATTGAGGCAGTGCCTGCACAAGCTGTTATTTGGGGTGCAGGATCAGGCGCTACAGGCGTTACTTCACCAATTGGCGCACCAAAGCTAGAGCTATTGGCGCAACAGATTGGCGAAACCGCAAGACGATTAGGTGTTTCTCCTGAAACAGCGCGAGACATGATTATCAGAGGTCAGACCTATGCTGGCGGCTTGTCCAAAGGTGGTTTGCTTTTAGATGATTGATCATCAACCCAGTCAATGATCCAACCAATTGCTTCTTGAGCAGTTGGTATTTCACCTGACGCAGCCTCGACTTCATCTGCCTGCTCAAGCATTTCATTGAGGAATTTTTTCAGTTTCTCTTTATCCATTTGCATCTCCAAACAGCGCAGCCACCAGCGGATCGCGCTTGATCTTCCACTTCTTTGCTCTTTCCTTTGCCATGCGAAAAGCATGATCGTCTAAGGACTCCTTGGCTCGCCAGCGTTTGAGCCTCTCTTGCGCCGTCAGAGGTTTAGGCTTGACGGCATCAGTGCCAATCCCATAGCGGTACACGGCCACCAGCACATTACCTGATCTGCGCCATTCCTGTATGTGGACATCACCCTGCACGCGCAACTTGTTGATGATGATCTGAGCTGACCTCTCTGTGCAATACACCTTGGCGGCAACCTCTGGCGCGGTGCATCCAACGCGCTGTAAAAGCGAGACAATGCGGGGGAGGCGAACAGATTTCATTCAAATATTGTAAATGACTATATGGTCAAGCGTCAATATTCTTCTTTTTGTCATCTTTTTATGTGTTAATCCACTACATGAAGAATGTGCCAGATATAAGTCAGGCGAAAGAGTTTCATGGCTACATGATGAAGTGGCAGGAAATATTATCTTTGGGCGATTGGCGTATAGAGAGAGTTAATAAGATCGCCAAGGACGCAATGGCGTCAATTGAGTTTGATGCACCAGCAAGGCTTGCAAGCTACAGGCTGGGGTCATTTGGCGGTGAAGAGATAAACAGCGCCAGCCTTGAGATGACGGCGCTGCATGAGTGTTTGCACATCCTTTTACACGACCTTGTTGAGACAACGGCAGACAGGAATTCGACAGAAGAGCAGCGAGAAATGGCCGAACACAGGGTTATCAATTTGCTTGAAAAACTTTTATTGAAAGACCATCATGGGCGGTAAAGCAGTTTATAGCGATCAAGAGTTTATCGAGCTTTGGAATACTTACGAGTCAGGCAAGGCAATGGCAAAAGCCATAGGCATGGACTTGCGTAATATTCTGAGGCGCAAAAGCAATTTAGAAGCTAAGTATGGGCAACAGCTCAAATCAAAAAACAATAAAGCTCAGACAATTACAAACAATTCAGCAAGAAAAGAATTGGGGATTGAGAATGGCGTTGTTCTTGTTTTTAGTGACGCTCACTTTTGGCCTGGCATCCATACGACAGCGTACAAGGGACTTCTTTGGGCGATTAAAGAGTTTCAGCCAAAGGCTGTCATTGCCAATGGAGATGTATTTGATGGCGCTTCTATCTCTCGCTATCCTCGCATTGGATGGGATTCAACGCCATCAGTAATCCAAGAGCTGAAAGCCTGCGAGATTGCTTTAGGTGATATTGAGGATGCTGCCAAGAAAGCCCGACATAATGTCAAGCTAGTGTGGACGTTGGGTAATCATGATGCACGATTTGAGAACAGACTCGCTGCTAATGCGCCGCAATATGAATTCGTGAAAGGGTTTTCGCTAAAAGATCACTTCCCGACATGGGAGCCATGCTGGAGCTGCTGGCCGACTGAGAATGTAACGATCAAGCATCGCTGGAAAGGCGGTGTACACGCTACACACAACAATACTGTTAACGCTGGCGTGAGTATCGTTACAGGCCATCTGCACAGCCTCAAGGTGACACCCTTTGCCGACTACAACGGCAACCGATTTGGCGTTGATACAGGCACTTTGGCAGAGACTGATGGACCTCAATTCATAAACTATCTAGAAGACTCGCCAACCAACTGGCGGTCAGGCTTTGCGGTACTCACGTTCCATGAGGGCAAGCTGCTATGGCCTGAGTTGGTACACAAGTGGGATGAGGGCAAGATTGAATTCAGGGGAAAAGTTTACGATGTCTAGTTGGCTAATTGCATTTGTAGGCTGCATATACCTGTGGATCGGGATTGATCAGATTCGTAATGGTCAGACTTGGATGGGGTTTACTTTTATTGGCTACGCATTTTCCAATGTCGGGCTGTTCATGATGGCAAAATAAAAAGGGGGTTATTAGCCCCCTTGCCTATCACTCAATGCGTTCCCACACTGTTCCGTCCTCGGCGTAGTACCAGTCACCGATTTCATATTCATCTTCTTCAACTTCTGCCACTTCTTCATCGCACTGCATTGCAGCGTATTCAGCAGTTACGTCATAGTCAACGCACCAGCCGTGGTCCTGTTGGAACTCAATGAATTTTGCAATGATGTTGGCCTTGTCAATGTCGAATGTCTTGATGGTCACAGACTCTTCTTCACCAAACGAATATTCGTTAATCTCAATTTCCAGCTTGTACATGAAAGACTCCTTTAATGGCACGATTGCCAATTAAAATCCTATCGCTAAATTGTGACAAGTGCAATTATGAATTTTGCTTGCTAGGCTTGGCGTGAGAGTAAACAGTTACTTGCTGCTTAGACTCAAGTCCTATCTTGGCCTGCGCTGCTTGTCCCCATGCTCTGCCTTGCGCTATTTGGCGCATTTCCTTGTCTCTTGTCCAGATTGATGGTGTGCCGTCATTCCAGTCGAATACGTTTTTCTTCTCATTCATTTGTTATTCACCTTAATCTCTTTCTGAATCCCTGCACTCATTTGCAGGAACATCCGCATCCACTTCACACCGCCAAGCCTGACATATTCAGCGTACTCTGATTGGGTGAGGCGCAGCGTGATGGCGCGTCCCAGCTCTGTCTTCTCTTTCATCATTCAACCTCAAAATTTAAAAGTACCCACACAAAACAAAACAGCGTGATGATCATCACTGCCATGCCAAACAA